CAAATCTAATACTTTCGGCTGGATCATCTCCGCTTTCTAATGACTCAACTGCCATGGCTTGAGCAGCATGCTTGTTAAATCCTTTCTCCTTGAAGTTTGCTAAGTTGCGCTCATATTTCTCTACAGAGCTATCAAAGTCTTCACCATGGGTAAGCATTTCTGCTGCCATGTGATTTGCAGCTTGATCTTCCATGCCATCTTTCTTTAGATGCCCCCAAATAAGTTGGAACACATCAGAGTCTTTATCGCAAGAACAATTTTCGCCAGCTTTTCTCACGGCAATCTATTGATAATACTTATATTAATTCTACTAAATATTGATCAGGCTTTTTTGGGCCTCATACTCATTGCCTGGGAAATCATCATGTCAACATCCTTACGTGGATCTCGTCCACTACCAGCTTCAGCAGCTTCAATTTTCTGACCTAATCCTTCTGTATATTTTCCAGCATCACCATTTGCCATAAGCATCATCGCTGTGCTTTCTGCAAGCAAAGCTTGAGCATGAGTTGATTGAGCACTCAGTTTATTTTCAACCTGAGTATTCATAGCTGTGGCCATTTTATTCTGCTCACCAGCAGCTTCTGTCATCATCGTATTTGCTGTTCTTTCAGCATTTACAGAACCTTGTAGTGCCTCTGTTTCTACGTTCCGGCCCATACCGGACCTTGTCTGCTGAACCGCTAACTCAGTTTGAGCAGGAGCGTTCACATTTGCAATAGTCCCTCTATCAACTAAAGCCTGTGCACCAGGAGGTGTTGGTGCTGCTGCCAATCCACTTAAATCTTGAGGAATATATTGTTGAATAGGTTGTGACATTGCTAAAAAGTCATTGTTATTTATATTTTAAGGGATCCATAAAGGACCCCTTTGTTACACCTTAATCAGAGATCCTGAATCAGTGCTTTGGCTTGCAGAGCACCTTGAGGAGCTTGTGACAGATACTGCCATGCATTCTCAGGTGAACTATCCATCATGTCGCTGAAGGAGCCCCAGAAGTCGTTAACGGCATTTGCCTGACGACCGGGTGTTGGCATATTCATCTCAGGACGCTGGAAGATCTGAGGAACCTTGTTCTGCTCTTGAGCTTGAATCTCAGCTTCGAATTGAGCACGAGCCTCACCTTGCTGACGGGAGGTAGTCTCTTCTTCTGTTTCAGTCGGGTACGGTCCCTCAGGTCCGAAGAACTGATTGACGTAATCAGCAAGGACATCGGGGTTGGTAAGCATGACGTTCATTGCTGCACGCTCTTCACCAGCAGCTCCCAGAACATCCACCATGGAGTTGTTGCGCTGGACCTGTTCGATCAGTGCATCCTCAACAGCACATGCATAGGTGTTGAGCAGGTTGGGTGCCTCAGCTCCGAAGTGCTGAAGAACCTCAAGGCTCTCATCGCTTATTCCGTTTAGGTACTGATCTTGAGCCTGGCTTGCTCCGTACTGGGCGGCCTGCTCCACCAGTTGGTTGAGCTGTGAATCCGTATAACCCTGGGTTGAAGCTTGGGGCTGCGAAATCGGGGCTGCCTGTTGCGCCATTGAAGCCCAGCTGGGCTGTGTTGCTGCCTGGGGCGTTGGGGTCGTCTGGTAAGCCGAGGGTGATACCTGGGCCTGGGAGGGGTTGGATGTATTCAGGCTTGCGCTTAGCGCCTGGAACGCCTGCTGCCATGGATTCCCCTGGGGTGCCGAAACCTGCTGGGCCTGGGCCGGTGCCTGGTAAGCCGGAGCCTGTGGAGCCACCGGAGCCTGGGGCATTGATGCCTGGGAGACTTGGGATGGGCTCGTCACGTACTGATTCGCCACGCTCGGCACGGAGCTGGTCGGCATCACTGAGCTGGCTTGGGTTGTTGCTGCTACTGCTTGGCTTGAATTGTCCACTGTAACTTAACTCCTTACGTAAGAAATCTAATGATCGATATAAGAACCCTGTTAGATCAAGGCTCGGGTCAGATGCCAATGGTTTGTCCGGCATCTGTGGATGTGGTAGCTGATAGAAACTACCGAGTAATGATAAGAATTGATTAATACTGCTTTGTGTCTGCTGAACCATTCTGAATGGGAACCCGCTAAGCATGGCTGCCCTTTCTTCAACAGTTTTTTGTGGGAAAAGATACTTAAGTGCTTCGATAGAATCTACACCTAATTCTTGAAGGTTACGAACAACAATACTGTTATTAAGTACGTCATCAGTGCTATCTTCAAAGACTTGTCCCATCCATCGCCAATCGACTTTGGTAGAACCATCTGGAATTAATCCAGTGACACCAGGAGGTATATCACCTGTTTCTAGTCTATCACGAACCTGTTTATCACGTTTTTGCACGAATGCCTGATACTTTTTCTTGTAAGTTGAATAAGCTTTTTCGTACTCTCCTTCATCTTTAAACTCTTCAGGCAATGGCAGAAGTGGCTCTTCAAGTCCTAACGCAACAGCAAATGATTCTTGGAAGTTACGCTCTTCTACAAACAAGATCATGCTGAGCAAGCGGCATAATCCATACGTAAATAAAGATCTAGTTTTCTTCTCTGCAGTAGCTGCTACACGACCATAAAGTGTTTTGATCTCATAGGCGGTAGCTGCAGTATTGATATCAATGTCATCTACACCACCAAGAGCCAGTCGAATTTCAGAGCGGTATTGCTTGACGTAGAGATTTTGATCACCAGAGACACTATCGGGTGTCATATATCCAACGCGATCTGTTGGTTCTAAGTTTGCAATAACACGTGGAACTTTAATACCACCATCCATTCCTGACGTTCCGAATGGAGCGCTGACACGAGTGCTGGCTCTATTGCTAGCTCCAATCGGGGCAAAGCCTGCCTGTGAGCTAATGGTTGGCCTGAATGTACTCTCATCCCCACTATCAACAATGTCGTGTTTAGGACGACTGGAAATGAGGGTAGGGTTGCCGAAGAACTTCATGTTCTTGCGGATGTTCCTCACTAGTTCGTCGTGATACAGGATCTGGTGCGCTAACCAATTGAACTCACCATTGCCAGTTGCTTCACCAGTGCAGTCCATGTGATTAAACACTTCGACGGCAGGAATAAATCCGAGACTATTGGTTAGTGTTTCTGTTTGTCCAGGAGTCCTATATTGCATTGATGCAGCTTCATCAGAGAATTCAATTTTCTCATCTGAAACAGTTTGAATAATTCTGTCCTTATATACCTTTAATTGAATCCATTTCTTTTTGCCACTCTTCCCATTCATACTTGGGAATGAAGCAAGTTGATTGCCTTGCTTGATATTAAAAGAATAAACTAATACTAAAGACTCAAGTTCTCCATTCTGATCTCTATATGCTCTGTAACTATCTTGGGGGAAATAAAGGATTTGATATGAGTCACGATTAGGTCTGAAATAAAATATCCCTTGACCATCACACAGGAAGTAATCAACGATACTCTCATATTTCATCTCAAGCATATTGTCTTCAATAACCTTGGCAAGGAAATCTCTTCTCTTCCCATAAGTATCCTGCTCAGCAAAAAATTCAACTCCTCTGCGAAGCATGAAAGTACGCATTTGAGCTAAATGCGAAGAAACAATCATGGTATCTACAGATAGATCACCACGGCGTTCTTTTGCTGCTAACAATATTTGCTCAAATTCAGTACTGACAGATCTGTTATCCATCCGTTAATCTCCTTGTTTATACAAGTCTATCTAAGTATTAGACTTTAAGTTATGCAAAACTACCGTAGATCTCATCGGTTTCATCCTCAACCAATTCTGGAAGCTTGCCAACTTTTAATCCTTTGTTTGCAGCAGCAGCACTAGGTTGTGACTCAAGACGATCTAATTTAGCTCTATCCATCAATCCTTGTTTAATCTGATTCATACGATCAGCCGACGTTTGGTAATCAACCATTGCTAAGTTGTCAGCGTAGTTACGCTTGGTGTTATACATAGCATCGGAGAAATCATCTGCCTCGCCCTTTAGGCCATCCTTATAAAAGTCCATAAACTTCTGAGATGCAGAAGGAGAGTCATCTGGTTTAAAGAAACCAGCCATTGTGGCATCAGAATAATCTGTTGAAGTGTCTGCCTTAGGTGCATAAATATCTGTTGGCGAACTATTGTCGGCTGTAGCTTCCTTATTGAAAGTACGAGTATTGCCACCGTAGAATCTGCTGTTATCTACTGAGTTATCAATAGTCCCTCTTCCCATAGCAATGTTGGAGTCACCTCCTCCAGTGTTTACGTTAGGACTTTTATTTCCAGTACTTGATTGAACAGGGCTGTTGTTACCAGTGGCAGTGCCAATTTCTGGTTTAGAAGCTACGGGCGATGATGGTTTTGGCTCTTTGCCTCCATCATTATCAGCAAGGGATTTGCCAACAGTCTTATCCGGGAATTTGACATTGTAGCCTTTTAGAAAATCAGTAGCTTTAACGTTAAATTTCTCACCATCGTTAACTAATCCTTGGAAGTAAGCGACACTTGAATCCGGACCTTCATCTACCTTACGTCCACTATTCCTAAATTCTGATTTAACTTCAGCTGCTGAATACCTACCTTGCCCTGAACCTCCCATGCCGTCAACATTGATATTACCTTGCAGACCTTCCTGACCAATACGGTTATACTCTTCTTCTCCTAATCGTTTTTCAAGATTACTAACTTTTTTCTTGCCTGCCATTCTAGTCATAGCAATCTACATATCAAAACTATCACTATTGTAATCAATTTGCAGAGCGCCTCTTCTCAACAATCCACCCATTGTGAGCACCATAGAATCAACGGCATCATCATGAGATGAATGACCAAAATTCAATAGCTCTTCCTCTAGTACATCCCATTTACGCCATTTATTCCATATAACTTTTTTGTGTTCGTACAAACCAAGAACTCCTCTTAGTCTTGCTAATTTGTCTCCTTTGAATCCTTTGACTGGCGAAACAGTTAGGTTATACAACGCTCTTTGCTCATGCATAATGCGTTTGAAATCTCCCTCAAATGAGTTTTGATAAGCAACGGCTTCAGGCCAAATAATGCATGGTGACATCGTTGGGAAGAACTGTTCTTCATCGTTCTCCATAAGTATGTTCCAGTCTGCCAACATCTCACATAGCAAATCCATCTTCTCAAGGTTGCCCATTGTCCGGGCTCTTCTCTGGTCTATTAAATAAATCTTTCCTTCTTTAATACCACCTAACGTCATAACAGTCCAGTCGTTCTTTTCTCTTAAACCAGCACTTAAATCAATACCGACGCCAATACAGTCGTAATCATCAGGCACGGCACTTTTAATAATAAGTTCAGGCGATATACCAACATCCGTAGACTTTACTGCTGTATTTAAATACTGATATGCAAATGCAACACGGTTTTCTACCTTACGTTCATTCAGATATTTCATTGACCAGAACTCAGGCCAGTACGAACGCTGCTTGCCATCAGCATCAGTGATGACTGCTTTTTGAACTATTTGGTTCCAGTTGTGTTTTGGAACAAACAGGGTCGCGTGAATATCGTCAAAGTGGAAGCGGGTTCCCAAACATATAGCCCGTGCACCTTGAAACATCGTTGGTGCAATAACGTTAGACCATGTCTGTTCCATCTCACGGCGAATATCTGGGTTGTTGATCGAAGCGGCAGATTTGATAGGGTCATCAATAAGCACCAGCTGTGATCGCTTAGAGGTGATTGCACCTTTAAGACCTCCACATGCAATCGTAAAAGCTTCCTCACCAGCTGTGTCAATCCCCGCAAACTCATAGTCGATACTCCAGTACTCATCTGATCGTTTAATTTTTGACAGCCTCACAGAAGGGAACACTTCTCTGTACTTCGAGCTTGTCAATATACCTTTAATTGTTGCTGATTTAGCTCTACTAATGTCCACCATATAAGCGATGTACAAGATACGAAGCATCTTTTTTGCAAGAGCATGACGACCAATCATCCATGCAGCAAACAATCCAAGTACGGTACTCTTGGCTGATCCTCGTGGAGCTAATATTGCTGTATTTTGTCCACCAATTCCAAGTAAACATTCACTATCTTCACCAGTGCATAGTTCTGCATGCCACTCCAACATATGCTTTGCTGGTGGTTTTCCCATTAACTTACAAAAGTCTTGAAAGTTATCCCTGGCCTTAAGTACCTCTTCACTTGGAGGCTTTACTGTCAACTTAGAAGCTGTCATTAACGCAGACCTTCTATATGCTAGTGAAGCACTAGATATTGCCATAAATAATCCTTTATGTACAGTCTAACTGAACTATACTAACGACGCTTTATTTTTCTCCCCTTCGCTGATTTAGTTAGTGCTTGATCTTTTATGCGAGCAATGGCTTTCATTCTTGCAGCTCTGGCTCTATCTTCCGAATACGCAATCTTCATCTCAGCTGCCTTTTGAGCAGCATCTTGCATACGACCTTTTCCACCAAGATCAACTACAGGCATTCCTGGAAGAGCCTTTGCTGAAGTCCCTTGCAATCGAAGACCAGTTACCCCTGAATCGATAATTGAAGGTAGCTCTTTAATAGGTGGAATCATTAGTTTATTTCACTATAGATTTTTGCCCAAACAGCATTCATTGCATTATCAATAGGTTCACCTAGATGTGGGTCATCTTTAAAGATCGCTGTCATTTCACGCATCACACGATCAGCTCCAGCCAAGATCAATCCACGCTTGTCTGTTGTCCTGTTCATCTTGTCAGACGTTTCAATATGCGAGCGAAGTTCCTTTTCAAGCGAAGCAAGACGAGCCGCACCATCCGAACCTTTGATCTCTCCCGAGGTAATGGCCATTCGTAAGTCTTGTATATCGGAGTGAAGAGCAGCAATCTCGCTATTGAGTATTTCACGGCGATTCAGCTTTTTAAATTTCATTTTGACCCAACGGGCCATATCATTAAATGTACCTGGATAATGCAGGATTCCTGCATATACCCAAATTTCAATAATGGATGGAGTTACTTCGGCAAATTCTTTAAACTCCTCTGACTCAGAAGCTGGTAACGAATCCAACCACTGATCAACATATGTTAGATATATCTTGCCTGTCTTAGAAGTAGTAGTCATCAGAATGAACGAGCTAGATTACTGGCCCTCTTCGCTTGACGGCCTTCTTTTCTTGCACTAATTCTATCTGAAAAATCTATTGTCCTATTTGCTACCTTGCCTCTAGTTTCTTCATTTAATCGCTCTTGGAATCCCTCAGCTCCAGCCTTTCTGACATCTCTATCACTCCGGACCATTTCAAGTTTTCTGTTCTGATCTCCCAGTGCTTCATAATTTCTAACGTCACGATCTGACCTTGCAAGCTCAAGTTGTCTATCCTGCTCACCTTGTACAACACGTCCCATATTGTTTGCATCGGACTGGGCATACATACTCTTACGTTCTTGCTCCCCGGTTGCTGCTAATCCTCTAAGGTCACGGCCAAAATCTTGATTAGCAAATTGATTCTGTACATCAGCACTGAAAGACATAAAGTCCTTACCGTATGCCGATTGCTCATAGCGATCTCTGGACTTATCATTTGCATTTAAAAGATTTGCATATTCCATCATCTCCATTGATCTTCCTGCAGCTTTATCAGAATCTCTATTCGCCAAACCACTTGCAAACTCGGCTCCAATCATAGAACCCATTAATGCATTATTTTGAAGACCAGTGTTCTCACCATCGTCATTTATAAAATTATCCTTTGATTGACTTAGGAAGTTATTGAAAATATCATTACTAGCACTTGCCCCTCTCAAGAAATTTTGCATTCTCTTCTGACCACTTTCATTATTTGGCCTACCGTCTTTATTAATATCTACATCACGTTTCGCGTTTTCATTCCAGCCCTGAGGAGCAGACTGATAATTAGCACCATACCCATCTAAAGCCATGGATTATAAACCTGTAAGACTAATATTATTGTATCTAACTACAATAGACATAGGAAATGCTTGAAATTAATGGCTGGTATTAACGCTGGATTAGCTGCATTAAGGGGATCAAATAGTATCCTTAATTCAACGATGCAAGGCATGCCTGACCAAACTGGATTGGCAATACTCTCAAAGGATATTAGAAACTTAGAAAATAGTGCAACCAAGAAAGCTAATAATGATGCTCGCCAAGGCTTGCTTGTAAATCAGCTTGTAGATGAAAAAATTCAAGCCCAGAAAAAGCTTGACAACTATGTTGAGGATAAATATAAACCTGTCAAAAGAATGGCTGGTGTTCTAGCAGGTATTGATACTATAGCTTCTACAGGACTGCTAATAAGTGAAAACAATAGATTTAAAAAACAGCAAGATATATTAAAAGCGGAATCGCAAAAACTACAAGATTACGCAGCGACGTTAGATGATAATGCAAAAACTAGAGACGAGAGTTTGCTAGAAAAGATGAACGAAATTCTTAAAACAACAAAAACTGACTTTGAGAAGAGAACAAATGAGTTCAACCAATCTAAATCTAAATCAACCTCATCAGATACTACTTCTAATTCAATCCCTGGTTTTTCAAGCACCTTAACTGGTGTTCATAAACAATTGTCGGAATATGTAGCTGGTGATGAAAGTGGAAGATTCGGCTATGACGCCATGAACCAGGGAACAGATGCTAATAAAAAGATAGTTGGTTCAGGTTCATTTGCCAAGATATTAGGTGGAGGCACACCTCTTACTTCATTGTCTATCAAAGAAGTTATAGATAAACAATCTGGTTATAATGACCCTTCAATATCAAATGAAGAGTGGAGACGTCGAGGAGGATTGCACGCAGCAGGTAAGTACCAGTTTATTGGACCCACACTCAAGGATGAAGTAAATCGCATGGGACTTGACCTGAATACTAAGTTTTCTCCAGCAGTTCAAGATAAGATATTCCTTAGTCACTTAAAGCGTATAGGAAACTTCCAACCGTGGGAAGGCGTTAACAAGCGATCTGATAGATATGAAATGGAGAAGTTAATTCCCCAGATCACACTTTAAAGCTTTTATCACAGAGTGTAGTAAGAGCGAGCGGGCATAACTCTATTGCCTGCACCTGCTACACCTTGTAGTCCTTGCATTAGTGTTGCAATTGTTTGCATC